TGTGGAGTAGGTTGTGGGGGAAACTGCTGCTGTGTTATTGCCGGATTTTCTTTCACCATCTGTAATACAAGTTGTTGCCACTGTGATACTGCTTGTTCATATGCTACCTGTTCCCTGGGTTTCTCGAAAGCTGATATTTTCGCCCCTTGTAGCTTCATCATATAAGAGAAGAATGGAGGGAGGTTATAACCTGCTGCTAATTGCGGCATATTAGCCAATGTCTGAAATCCATCACGTATCGCAGACTCAGATATAAGTTGCTCACTAGGAACAAGTCCATCAGACACTTTAAATGCCATCACAGCCTTACGAAGTGCAATGGGGTCAACAGTAACTAACTGATCCTTATCACGACTAAATACAGCTTCCGCCCCCTGATACTGCAAGATATTGAGTTTCAGGATTTCTTTAAGTGGCGTAAACAATGTAGCTTCCAGTTGCATAGCTCGCATCTGATCACCGCCAGAGGCATTACTCATTACTGCATCCACTTCTGCTTTAAGCTTATTACCCTTTACGAATTCACCTCGCTTAATAGGATTCTGCCTATCTAGCTTATCAGCCATATTGTTGACTTGGTTAGATAGGGCAGATAGGTCAGATATATTATCCATCCTGAAAGGAAACTGATATACAGACTCACCAACAGGTTTTCCATAAGCAGCAGGTCTCACTGGTATCTTAGCTGAGGGATTAGAGCTATTTATAAGTTCTTTAGATACCCTAGAAGGGTCATAAAGTACCCGATCAGTAATAGAGCGTCGTGTCCCTGCAATGATCGCATTCCAAATAGCGGAGGATAATTGCTGCAATGGTACTCCATTGGAGGCTAAAGACTTAGTCTGGTGGCCTAGCCCATCCACTGTTCCTTGCACACACATAATGGGCAGATAATTATGCGCATTAGTTTGGCGTTCAGCTAGTATTAGTACAGAATCATTTACATATATAAACTTCCATACCTGTGGAGTATTCCTATTAGGAACCTTTAGGCCGAAATCCTCAGGGAGGATACGAGCATATAAAGTAGTTATTTGGTACGCATTCTTATACTGTATCGCGCCTCCATCTGCACCACTTATAGCTGCCCACTTAACCCAGTTAAAATCTCCTGCATCATATCCTTGATCCTTGCTTATGGATATATCAGGGTTCACTTGTGGTATATAATAGGAAGCTGTTTCACTGGAGGAGGAGATAGTAGTGTTACCTAGGCCAGATTCTAACGCAGACTTTACATTCGCAATAATCTTTCCATCCAGTGAAGCTAAGAAAGCCTTAAGCTCCATTCGAGACATTATCTGAGTATAACCTACATACTCCCCCCTAGTATGTACTTGAGTAGGAGGAACTCTAGTATCATATATAAGGTTATATGGGTCTATACGTTTGACTGCATTACCTTCCCAAATTACTTGGTTAGGCTTAGCCTCTTTAGTAGAGAACTTAATATCAGTTTCTAATGATGGCGTAGTATCCCTTATCCAGTCCACTTCAAGAGCACCAAAATTATACTTGTATGCATCACGAAATAGTAGCATAAACTCATGCACCCAACCGCCACGAATAGCCTGATTATCTATAATAGTCTCAAGTTGCAGTGCTGCATCCATATTGGCAGGTTCCGCAACTACAGGGAATAATGGTGTACCGGATAAGAATACAGATGCTTGGTAAGTTACAGCAGCCTCTACTTGAGGCATTACAATTGGAACTGTGATATTCTGAAACTTAGTAGAGTCTCCGTATTTATTGGCTATCTTGGCTCTTGCTTGTTCAGTTGTTAAGTCTTGCTCTCGGTAATAAGCTAAGTCAAGAGTACGAAAATACTCGCGCATATTATGCACACGAGACTGAGCTGTTCTAGCAGCCTTTAAGAACTCTATAAAGCCTTCTTGAGCTTTTGCATGTATTACTAATGGAGTATCAGCTGAAATCATTATAGTTCCTTTATTGATTAAAAACTTGAGTTTTCATAGTCTTCTAGTACATACAGATCAGACTCTTCCTGCTGCAATAGGGTATCATTAATTACCACGAATTCGGAAAACTCATTCAGTACTTTAGGTGCATAAGTAAGCAGATCTAATATATTATCTATATTGTCTCGCTTGAGCGGGTTAAACTGCATAATCTCATTATGCACTACTGCTCTAGTATCTGTAGCCACGGACACTTCACCTGCTCTATACGCCTTGAGCATATTTAAGATTCTGGAATTCTTTGAGTTTCCGCCAGGATATATCTCTACAGCTTCTATTCCTACCACTCCAAGTTGGTTACATATGAATTGAAACCAATAGGCTAGTGAGGATTGATAGGCTACAGATTCTATTGCAATGAGTCTACAGTTATGTTGCAGTGCAAGGTTAAGAGCTTCTCGTATAGTTTCTCCTGGAGAGAACTTATCATGTCGTACCTTCATAAGACATGGTACAGTATCATATACTTCGAAGTATCCTATGGCTACATCATCTCCACCTAATTTACCACTCGCAGGATCGATTACAATGAAGTTACCGCCCGCTATATCCCCTTCTACATAAGGAGGCTCTGGTATAGCAGATAAGTCTACTAGATGGTTAGAGGAGGCAGTCTCATCATTCAGAACTTCCGCGAAAAATATCTCAGGGTGTCCGGCCTCTAAGTCATTCTCATATTCCTTAAGTAGCTGTGTAATAGGCTGAAGATCTTCCCACAGGCTTGTACCATCCGCTAAAATCCCACCAGCAATAAATTTTACCCAGTTACGATTACTCTTTAGCTTACGTAGTATTGAGTGGTAAGGGATAGGATACATATTACCTACAAATATATAAAGGCAACCTCTCGGAGATTTCGCCTTCATTAAAGTTCCTACCATCCAACGCTCTAATGCTTCACTCTGAGCTTGAGATTCCGCGACCTCCTTAGATTGCATATCATCCATAATCATAAGATCAGGCCGTCTATGCTTCTCATTCAGTCCTCTGGGGTCTCCGCCTGAGCCTATACCTCCGATAACTATCTCCCTCCCACGGAAAGTAAATACATGCTTCTCTAATCTGTCCGTTTGTATCCCCAGACTGTAGTCACCGAACACAGCTTTTATATTAGGTTCCTTAAGCATATCCATTACGTCAGATATAAATGAAATACTTTTAGGTAAGGATGCACAGACTATAAGAATAAAGCGTCGTTCAGTAAAGAGTATAGCATATAAGCAAGCAAGCTTGAATAATGTAGTCTTGGAGAAGCCGCGCGGAAGCCCTACAGCAAGCTGACTAAAATCTCTTTCAAGATGCACATAATGCTTAAACCATGCCCATAACTCCAAGTACTTGGGAGGAAATTGATACTCATATATAGTGGGCATTGCAAGAGCACAAAGAAAATCCAGAGATTCCCTAGAGTTCTCTATTACTTGATCTGTCTGGAACACTGCTTCCTGGACTTCCTGGGCACTTGGCTTTGGAGCTATGATTCCTGGGAGTCCAGTACCTTCCGTGAGCTTATCCGCGAATGTAACCATGGGAAGCCGCTTTCAGTGCAAGTAATATAACTAAGGCTCTCTTAGCCTGTTTAATTTGTTCCAAAGTCATGATTGTTCTCCTCGTTTGAGTTCCAGTAAACTATTCAATGCACGTGGCTGCATAGTAATTAAGTCTTCCGAGCCTACTTTAACTACCTGATTATTTATATTCACTTGAAAGTTATTCACTATCTTAGTAGGCATACTAAGTTGTACTATTGCACCCGCATCTGGAAGATCCGCTAATGATGATGATCCTCTTCTCTTAGCTGCATTCAGTGCGGAAAATACTCTAGTGAGTTGCATAGGATTATGTACAAGCTCCACCACCTGCTCGAGCTTCTCAACTACTTTAGCCTCTAGTGTATCCAGTTTTGCATCTGCTTCATTATGCCTATTAAGGTGAGCGAACTTAGATTCTGCAAGTGCTTCCTTGAAGCTTTGCTCTTCCATTAGTTGAGATATGCGAGCAGAAGAAACTCCAAGAGCTTCCGCCACTTTTCCTGTGGGTATTCCTGCTGTCAATAATGCTATTGCTCTGGTCTCCATAGAGGAAACTGAAACTGATTTTCCTGTCATATTCTAGCCTCCTCTTTCCTTAATTGATATGTGTCTATTATACGCATAAAGTAAGTTCAGGAGATACTAGGGCACTCTAAAAAATTTAGAAAATATCTGATAGCCTCATAGGATAAGAAAGGCAGTCACGCGCGAAAAGGGTCAGTACCCCCGGCATTGGAATCAGTAGCCTTGTTAGTAGCTAGTAGCATTGATAGCGAGTAATTGCAAGCGATTGCTGTATGCAGTGACTTCCCTATATATGCCCCACCTCAGAATGAGCTAGAATCGATTATTTCCTGTTAGCTAATACTAAGACATAGCCATGAATTACTGTTTAATGTTGCGAATTGTAGCGAGTGACGCTTGGAAAGCCGCACAGATAGTACGTTTCCAGCAGGAGGATTTGCAGATATGTGCAGGTATTTTGATGAATATTTCGCAGCAATTGCTCATTTTCCGGGTATTTGCGAGTACCACTAGACTGATCCGAATCAATGCCCCATTCATTTCGAGCCAATTTGCCATAATGCCATTTTACCAAAGTGACACCCCCCCCCTTCCCTATACCGGATTTTGTGCATTCCCCTGTTAACTAGTAGCTATCTATACTCTCCACTATATAGTAGTATCCTATGCTATCTAGCTTAGCTATCCTATACTATAGACTCTACTAGCTAGCTACCCTATAATATACTATCACTTCTCTTATATACTGTATCTTATCAGTTTCTTATATAGTATAATGTTCTAATTTAATTTATTTTTAAAATACCCCTATATGCGCTCCATCGTCGACACGGATAGCTATA